AAAGTTCCCATCTACGAATGTTTTCGCCGGACTCGGAGAGAATCCGAAGAATTTCAAGGCGAGCAATACGCTACCCACATGTTCAGTGGGTACGATGATATCATCACCGTAAACTGAGACATCTTCCAACCCGCAAACAGCACGGGAAATTGCAAGGAAGATGATTGTTTCCAGTTCAAACGTATAACCGTTCCCCATACCTGAGAATTTTTCCAGGTACAGCCTACCAGTCTCTTTCTTTTTATCGAATTTGGTGGTAGGGACACGGAGTGAGTTCAGTAATTGAAACCACTCTAGGGAGAAGAGGATCTGAACAACCCTCTTCGCAACTGTATCAGAAGCATTACTAAGATCCACCGTGGCTAAGGAGCCGTCCACCGACGCAATACGCGCCAGAAAACGGTGCATCTCCTGCCGGGTGTCAAGGTCGATACCCTGAGCTTTTAAGCGGCGGCGTAAGAATTTGCCTACCGCTAACTGAGCGGCTATATTGATGGACGGCTGTATAGAGATGCCTCGATTTTTGAGTGCATCCTTCGCAACCGAATCCCACCTATCATAGTCTATCAGTTGGATCAACACATCCGGTTCCAGGTTTCTAGCCCAGGCCGTTTGCGCCCACTGAGGTAATACGTGAAGCGCTGATGGTGTAATTGTGGGTTCAGAACAAAACTTATGTGGTACGGTCGAGTTCATACCGGGATCCGACAAGGTGCCACCCTTACCGAGACGAAAATCTAGTCTCTTAGGGGGTAAGCCAACTATTCGCTGTACTTCTTCTCGCACTTTCGAGATAAACTCTAAGCGCCGCGCGTCACCTGGGCCGAAAGGACCCATATTAATGAAACGTGAAAAGTAGGCGTTTGTATGGCAACAGAGGCTCTCGGACTGGAGGAAGGCTGTTTTAGCCACCCCCTCCAAGTCTATACCCGTGGGCAGGTCCTCGCATTTTCTGAGGAGATCCACACACTGGGCGTCGACTTTGTAGTCATGCCAGAGCTTGTAGTCACCGGGAACGACCCTAAGGCGGGCCAATTGTTCCCATTCCCCCGTTTTCGCTAGAGCAATGCATCGCTCTGCAACGGGGGTGCCGGCGCCAACCCAAATCGCGTTGGCTACATGTAACAGATCGTCTAACATGTCGTAAACTCCTAAGTAAACTCCTGCCCTCTCCGAATTAACGGAGACAGGTAACCAACTGACGAAACACATCGGAGTTGAAAACACTCATGACGAGGCCAGTTGTTGTCAAAAGAGCAAGAGTAACACGAACAAACGCCGAATCCGCCTTGCGGCGAACGAAACGTCTGTTGTCCCCTTTACGTTGGGGCGTATCCATCTTTGTGAGCCGTTTTGACCAGTGCCGAAGCCAAGCAATTGAATAGCTGGGCGACAGCTTCGTTTACGTCAGTTTGGGGCATCCCTTGCGGGACAACCGTACTGCCGGACGACTGGAACAGATTCACGACGGATATGGAGCCATCGGACGCAACCGCTGTCTGAGGATACTGGAAGGCGTATTCCAACCGCCGCACTTTTCCGTCGGCATTGCTCCTCGAAGTGAGGGTCAAACCGGGGTTGTGTGCGGGAGCTGTGCCCACCGTTGTCGATTTCCAGACCGCGGGAGTTCGATCACCTGAACTCGCCACTTTCGCTGTGTAGACGATATTTGTTGTCTCGTCCGCCTTTTTGACCGTGAGGTCTGCCATTTGAGGCATGGTACATTACTCCTTAAAAGGAATTCCTCTCCCAATTGTACTTGTCCCTAGACATCTAAAAACGACGCCCGGGTGCAGCTACTTTTGGAAGGTCCTTGAGGGTTGAGGTTAGGAGCGCAATTGCGTTTGCTCCGCGTGCCGAATAAAAACCAGTAAAACGTGAACGTAAGTCCGGCGGCGAGGGAAGAACTAACTCTCGCAATACGTTTACCCTGCGGTCCTTTCGAATTGCCCACCACCATTGGTTGGTGAACATATAGTCACGATCGATAATTGAATACCAAGTCGTGAAGGGATCTTCTCGGTTTAAGCCAACAAAGTCAGTCAGACTCTGAAGGTAATTGCCGATCGGCAGAAACCAATCAACAACAAAGGAGAACGGCACAAGCTCCCATGCTATTGCTACAGGATTGATTAATCCGAGTTCGTTTGCACGCCATGCAACCCAGTTCGACACGCTAATCTTCATTTGTAACTGAAGACGTATGACCCAAAGGTGGTCAGTAGAAGTGTCAGATATTGGTGAGGCTACATGTTGTTCGTAGTGCACATGGTATGTACCCTTAGCACGTCCACGGACTACTTTAAACGGGAAGGGCCGTTGCAACACATTAACTGCGTTGTGTATGTCTTCCACAAGAGGTTTCCAGCCATAAGAATATTCAAGCCAGAGCTGTCCCATGTTAGACGCGGCTGATCTAACCGTGTGCTTTCTAATGCCGAGAGCTTTGAAGAAGTCTGGAATACGACCCCCTCGCAACGCACGAGCAGCCTTTAAGAGCTGACCTGCATGTAAAGCGACAGAATTTATCGCTTGTTTTCTCTCGCCTATATCGGCCCCGATCTGGGACGATGCGCCCGACACCTCCGCCATCAATCTACCATAAGCTTTCTGATAGATCGTGGCTCTTAATGGAGTTAGTGCCGAGTCAAGAAGCGGGTCTGGATAAGCCCAACCGGTGTAACTTGCTTGGTCAGGCTCTCCGCTCCAAGCCTTACGGAT